TGACAATAGTTTGACACCTGTCGAACCAAAAATGCCCGATTTTAAGGTTTCGACTCAGTATTATCAGGTCGAGAATGGTTTTGAACGACTTGGAATGGGTCGTGAAGATGAATATTTTTGGAAAACGGCAAAAGAACGTGATCAAGAAGAAGAAAATAAATAAAAATAAGGGATAGCAACCCCTCTAAAAGTTCTAACGGACTTACAGAGAGGATTCTCCCATGCAAAATTTACCAGAAAGCGACTTTTTGGACAATTTAGGTGCTCGAATGCATGAAAAAATGTTGAGAGAAGTCGTTGGAGACCATATTAATGACATGAAGCGTCAAACTGTGCTTCATGAAGAGATTCGTAATGACGAAGATTACGATGATTGGGAATATGGAACCGAACCAACTTATGGAAAACCTGATAAATAGGTTCATAATCTAAAATTATGCCTTTTTATGGCACTAAATCGCACATCTAGGGCATTTAAGGACATTTCTCTGTCTTTTGCACCACACCCAATCACAAAAGACCTTCCTGTGCTTACAAATGAGCGTGCAATCGCACGCTCTGTGCGTAATTTAGTAGAAACTATTCCAACTGAGCGATTTTTTAACCCAGATTTGGGTTCTGACGTTAGAGATACGCTATTTGGGTTTTGTGATTATGGTACTGCGGCTGTAATAGCAGATCAAATTGAAGAAACCATCTTAAATTATGAGGCAAGAGCTGCAAATTTGAATGTTGAAGTGTTTCCAAGACCAGACGACAATAGTTTTGAAGTAAATGTCTTTTTTGACATTGTTGGACAAGATTTACCACCGCAAAATGTATCCTTCTTACTTGAGGTTACGAGATAAATGCCACTAACCAAGTTTACAAACTTAGATTTTGATCAAATTAAGGCTTCTATTAAGTCTTATTTGAGAGCGAACTCGAATTTTACCGATTTTGACTTTGAAGGGTCGAACTTTGCTGTTCTTATCGACACTTTAGCATATAATACTTACATTACAGCGTTCAACACCAATATGGTGGTGAATGAGTCGTTCATTGACTCTGCCACGTTGAGAGAAAACGTAGTTTCTCTTGCTAGAAATATTGGATACGTTCCCAGATCAAGAAAATCTGCAAATGCTCAAGTAAGTTTTAATATTGAATATACAGGAACTAGCCCCACTGTAACTCTTGAAAAGGGTTTAGTCGCTGTTGGTGCTGCAGATAATAGTTCAGTCATATTTTCGATTCCTGAGGACATCACCACAACTAGTGTACTAACAGGGTCTGACACCAACGGAAATGGACCTAGAAGGGCATCGTTTAGTTCAATAGATGTCTACCAGGGTACACTGCTTACAAAGCAGTTTCAGGTCAATGCATCAGTCGATCAGAGATTTATCTTAGATAACCCAGGAATCGATACAAGTTCCATCAGAGTGACTGTTAGAGGTCCTCAAGAGAATGTTGGTAGAGAATATAAACAGGTAGAAAATATTATTGACGTTACATCCATCTCTGAGATCTATATTATTCAAGAAATTTCAGATGAACGATATGAATTACTTTTTGGTGATGGTATTTTTGGTAAAAAGTTAGAAGATGGTTCTATTATTGAAGTTTCTTATATTGTAACTGATGGGTCTTCAGGAAATGGACCTACAAACTTTTCATATACTGGGACTGTAACAAATAGTAGTGGAGCTACGTTTTTACCAACGAATACAGTATCTGTAACGACGAATCAGTCTGCAGTTAATGGTTCTGACATTGAATCTATTGACTCTGTAAAATATTATGCACCAAGACTGTACTCCTCTCAATATAGAGCGGTAACTGCAAAAGATTATGAAGCGATTGTCCAAAGAATTTACCCAGATACAGAATCTGTCTCTGTTGTTGGTGGTGAAGAGTTAGATCCCCCAGAATTTGGAACTGTTGTACTGAGTATTAAACCCAAAAACGGAACATTCTTATCTGACTTCACAAAAAGTCAAATTTTGAGTAAATTAAAGGATTTTTCAGTCGCTGGTGTAAATCAAAGAATTGAAGACCTGAAACTTCTGTTTATTGAACTACAATCAACCGTATTTTTCAATGCTGCCCAAGTTTCTGATGTAAATCAACTTCAAAGTGATGTTACATCAAGTTTGAACACTTATGCGGACTCTATTGACTTGAATAAATTTGGTGGTAGGTTCAAATATAGTAAAACTGTAAAAATTATTGACAATACCAATGAAGCTATTACTTCTAACATCACAAGAGTGATTATTAGAAGAAATTTAAAGGCAGTTTTGAATTCATTCACGCAATATGAACTTTGCTATGGAAATGAGTTCCATGTTGTTAGTGAAGGATACAATATTAAGAGCACAGGATTCACAGTACAGGGATCTTCGGATCTTTTGTACTTTACTGATGTTCCAAACGCAGATAAACTGAAAGGTGCTATTGCAATTGTAAAAGAATCCGATGCTGGTCCAATTGTCGTTGTTCCCGCTGCAGGAACCATTGATTATGTAAAAGGTGAAATATTAATCAACACAGTTAATATAACGTCAACAGTTAAATCAGACGGAATTATTGAAATTCAAGCAGTTCCAGAATCCAATGATGTTATTGGTCTGAAAGACCTGTATTTGCAACTGGATATCTCAAATAGCACCATAAATATGGCAAGGGACACCATTTCATCGGGTGAACAAATTTCAGGAGTAGGGTTCCCTGTAGCATCCAGTTATACCAACGGACAATTAAGTAGGAAATGATAAACACCAATTCTGTCTTTGATACCAGAGTTAAAATTCAGGATGTTGTAAACAGTCAACTCCCTGAGTTTATTAAAGATGAAAATCCGCTTGTAGTGGATTTTTTACAAACCTACTATACATCGCAAGAATTTGCTGGTGGTCCAGTAGATCTCGGTGAAAATATTGACAAATACCTCAGACTAGAAACGTTGACTCCAGATGTCATTTCTGGAATGTCCACGGTAACTGTTGGTATTTCAACGACAGATACGGAAATATTTGTAACCAACACCAAAGGTTTTCCGCAAGAATACGGATTAATTAAATTAGGTGATGAAGTTATTACATATACTGGAGTAACTACAAATTCCTTTACTGGTGTTGTTCGTGGTTTTTCTGGTATTACCTCATATAGGGCACCTAACGATCCAGAGGAACTAGTATTTTCTGAAACGGTTGCGGAATCTCATTCTGCTGGAACTAGTGTTCAAAATCTTAGTGCGCTATTTCTTAAAGAATTTTATAATAAACTCAAAAGATTATATACACCTGGATTAGAAAATACTCCACTTGCGGATAATCTTGACGTAAATAATTTTATTAAAGAATCTAGAAGTTTATATCAGAGTAAGGGCACGGAGGAATCTATCAAGATTCTGATGAAAGTTCTCTTTGGGATTGATTCCAAAGTAATTGACCTTGAGCAGTTTCTTTCCAAACCATCATATGCAAACTATGTTCGTAGAGAAGTCGTAGTTGCAAAACTTATCAGCGGTAATCCAGCATTAATTTCTGGAACAACCCTTTTCCAAGATGCTCAAATTTCCAATGGCATCGGTGCTGCCAGTGGACCAATTTCGGAAGTTGAAATTTTCACAAGAGGAACTACAGACGATATTGGTGTTCAAACATATTATAAAATTTCCCTCTTTATTGGATTTGATGATGAGAGCCTGATTGAAGGAAAGTTTGTTATTCCTGGAAGTAGTTTTACCATTGGAAGTCATTCTGCTGGTAGCAGTGTAATTACTGTTGACTCTACAATTGGATTTCCACAGTCTGGATCTTTCACTATCGGCAGTGATACAGTCACATATACCGACAAAACAATTACACAATTTATTGGTTGTCAAGGTTTAACTCAAAGCATTAATCCAAGAACTGAGATTACACAATCTCTAGAAGTTTATGCTTTTGAGGAGAATGATCTTACAAGACCAGTAAGATTTGTATTGACTGGTGTTTTAAACAAATTTGTACAAACAGAAGATATTTTCTCTGCTGTAGAAGGGGCATTGATCTCTGTTAAAAATCTTGGTCAAGTTATTAGTAATGACCAACAAGATGACTCTTATGAGAAAATCTTCTACAATTCTTGGATATACAATACCTCCGCAAGATATTTTGTTACTTCTTTCAGTGGATCTACTTTTAACCTTGATGCCACAATCGATAGATCTAGTTTGAAGTTGGGTGATATTGTTGATGTTGTGGAAAGAGCATCACAAACAATTGCCGCTTCCAATTTAGAAGTAATTAACGTAAACCTAACTGACAACGCAGTCACACTTGGTGCTGGTGATTACTCTGGTCTCAACCCACTAGACGCATACGATATAAGAAAAAGAATTAACACATCTTCCAGTCTTGGAGCACCATTGTCTTTAGGTGATAATGTAGTGTCTTCTGATGTGTTGAACACATATATTGAAAATAACGAGTTTGCATACGTTGCATCAAACTCACTTCCTTCTTATGTTATTAGACCAGTAACAACAGAAGTTCAAATTGCTACTGCTTCTACAGCGTCTGGGGCAATTCAAAACTATGACATTAATGAATTGTCATACGACACTCTTTCTTTTGCTGATGTTGTTCCATTTTTTACTGGAGATGAAATTGTATACTCTCCAGCAAGTGGAATTCCCGCTATTTCTGGATTATCGACAAATGCCAGTTATTTTGTAGAGGTTCAACCAGCACCGAATAATAACAGAATTAAATTATCCCTTTCTAGATCATTCTTAGCAGCTGGTTCTTTTGTTAGATTCAATCCAACTGATAGTGGTCCTCATGATTTTATTCTTGCTGAACAAAGAGAAGGATCAATTCAACCACAAAAATTACTTAAAAAATTCCCACTAAGTCAAAATCTTAGAACTGGCAGTAAAGACTCTACACCCACAGGATCAACTGGTATGTTGATTAATGGTGTAGAAATTTCAAACTATAAAGTTGATGAATCTGTTTTTTACGGACCTCTCAATAGAGTTAATGTCTTTAATGGTGGAAATAACTATGACGTTGCAAATGCACCAAAAGTAGTTGTTGGTGACTCACCAGTTGCAACAGGAACAACCGCTTTAGTTCAACCTGTAGTTACTGGTTCTTTTGAAGACATTTTAGTTGACCCAGTAAACTTTGATATTGAAGAAGTTCTGTCCGTTGAGATTACTGGTGGTAATGGTGATGGTGCAACTGCATCAGCAACCCTTGCTTCTGAATTTAGAGAGGTATTCTTTAATGCCAATATCCTTACTGAAGGTGGTGGTGTTGATACTTCTGATAATACTATTACTTTCCAAACTCAACACAATTTCCAAACAGGTGATCCTATTGTATACAATGCATTAGGAAACCCAGCACTTGGTATTGCAACTAATACAGATAATGAAGCTGTACAAGGATTAACACTTCAAACTGGAAACATTTATTTTTCTAAGTTTATTAACAGTCGTACTATTCAGGTTCACAATACAAAACTGGATGCTCAGTTAGGAATCAACACTATTGGTATTACAACTGAGAATAATGCTGGACTGATGAAGTTCAGAACTACAGATAAGAAGCTTAAGATTGATAGGCTTAATGTTCTTAACCCTGGACAAGGATATTCTAATAGAAAACTCATTGTTCAGTCAACAGGTATTAACACTGCAAATGACAGTGTTGTCTTTGATAATCATAACTTTACTAATGGTGATTTTGTAGAGTATGAATTCTTTGATACTGCTATTTCTGGACTTTCAACTACAGTTCAGTATAAAGTTTTGAATGTTTCTGAAAATGAGTTCAGACTTGTTAATGCTGGTGTAGGTGGAACAGATCTTTCGAATTTTAATAGGAATAAATTTGTTTCTCTCGAAACAGTCGGTGTTGGAAGTCATATCTTCAAATATCCAGAAATTGCCGTTACAATCAAAGCTGTAACCACACAACGAGAAGAGGGAACATTCACAGCAACTCCAATTGTTCGTGGTCCTATTGTTGATGCCTATCTTTATGAACCAGGAACTGATTATGGATCTGAGATTCTAAACTTTGAGAGAACACCAGGAATTACCGTTGTAAGTGGAACTGGTGCTGAAGTAAGACCAGTCATCTTAAATGGCAGAATTGATAGCGTGTTTGTTCTTAGTGGTGGTAGTGGATATACTTCTCCACCAGAACTTGAAGTCTCTTCTAATCCTGTTGGAGTTGCTACAACTGGCACTGGTGCTAGACTAAGAGCACTTACTAATAATACGGGTGTAGTCACCTCTGTAGTCGTCCTCTCACAGGGTCTAAACTACGATAAGGATACAACCACCATTAAGGCTAATTCAGTTGGTTCTGGGGCAATTCTGAATGCGTCTGTGAGACGTTTAGGTGTTAATAAGTTTGCCAAAATTAATGACAATGGTGGCGAGATCGTAGCACCCACACCAGAGAAAGGTCTTGAGTATGCTGCTATTGGGTATGGTGTTACACTAAGAAATGCGTTTGGTGATAATGGAGCATTCCACTCACCAATTATTGGATGGGCTTATGATGGAAATCCAATTTATGGATCTTACGGTTATAATGATCCTGAGAACATCCAGAGTGGTACTAAGAGAGTAGGAACTGGATATACAGCAAATATCAATTTTATTTCTAACAGACCAAATTCCACTACGTTCCCATTAGGTTTCTTTGTCGAAGATTACAGATTCACTGATGTTGGTGATCTTGACGAATTCAATGGTAGATTTACAATTACCAATGAATTCCCAGAGGGAATTTATGCGTACTATGCAACGATTGATTCTAATAACGATCCACAGTTCCCATTCTTCATTGGCAATTTCTATAGATCAAAAACTATACTTGAAAACGTAGACCCTGCTTTTTCTATTGACCAAAGATTTGATTTTAACAGTTCGGATCTTATCAGAAATACTTTCCCACAAAAGATTGGTGAAAGAGGTGCATCATATGACTTTGCAATTGAACCATACAAAGTATTCTCACAAGATTCTGTTGTTGATATTGTTGGGTCTGGATCTGTAGAATCTATTAGCGTTGCTTCTACTGGAAATGCCAGATATGCAGTTGGAGACACTATAAACTTTGGTGAAACTGACACTGGATTTGGACTTGCTGCTGAAGTATCTGAAATCGGTGGAAGATCTATCGTTAGTGTTGCTTCTACGGAAACAAGTTATGAAAACGCTATTGTTAAGTGGAGAGATAATAAAACAGTAGAAGTTTCGATTTCACCCAATTTTGACTTGAATGATAATGATGTTGTTCAAATTACAGGTCTCTCAACGTTTGTTCAAAATCTTGATGGTGCTCATGTAATTGATACTTTTGTGGAACCAGCAAAATTAATTGTTGGTATGGGAACCACTGGTGCTAGTGGAATGACAACCGATATTACTGTTACGAATGTTCCCATTTCCGTTGGAAGTTCTGTTAAACTTTCAAATGAAACTTTTGGTATTCTGAATGTTTTTTCTGGTGACGGTATTATCCGAGTTCAAAGATTTCCATCTGAAACTGCAAGTGGTGGTGTAGGACATACCGCTGGTGAGACAGTTACATACCCACCACAAAGATTTCATATTTCGGTAGAGACACCATATTTCGAATCTAAAGAACAAGATACTGTTAACTTCAATCCATTTGAAGCTGTTGGTATTGGAATAACCGCAGGATTTACAACATCTAGATCCTATAGATTTAATAATAGAATTGAAACAAGAACTATTCCAACTCAGAATATCTTCTTAGAAAACCACCCATTCCAAACTAACCAACCAATTACTTTCTCTGTTGGTTTGGGAACCACATCAATTGGTGTATCAACAAGCCCAACAGGAACTGTCTTCTATTTGCCAGACTTGGTTTATGCCGTCAAGAACTCTAAAGACACGATTGGTCTGGCAACCGTTTTGAACGG